GGAACAGAAGCAGTAGTACCTCTGCCGAATGGCAACTCAATTCCTGTCGAAATGAAAGGATCAGGTGCTATCACAAATAACAATATTACAGTAAATGTTGCAAGCGATGGACAGGCGACTACACAAGGCGGACAAGGTATGGATATGAAGAAAATGGGGGCCGCAGTCGCTGCCGCGGTTCAAAAAGAGTTGCATACTCAGAAACGATCAGGCGGGATACTTAGTCCCTACGGAGCAGCATAATGGCATTGGGATTCATATATACAGGCATTAGCTATGCTACTCCTGATAAATCTTTGACACGAGCCACTACCCCTAGAGTTATTAGCGCAAAGTTTGGGGACGGATATGAGCAGAGAACAAAAAATGGTATAAATACCATCGAAGAGAAGTATAGTCTAAGCTTCAATACTAGAACGAAAGAGTTTGTAGACGATGTAGTTGTCTTTTTGGATACAATGGCGGGTGCCTCAGCTTTTACACTGACTTTACCAGACTCAAACAATACAACTAGAACAGGTGAAAAAGATGTGAAAGTGGTTTGCGCTACTTATGCAACTATGTACACCTACGACGATTTTTACACATTAACAGTAGAACTAAGAAGAGTTTATGAGCCATGAGTGATATAATTGCAACAGATTTACAACAACTGGAGCCGGGTTCCGCACTAGTCAATCTATTTGAGTTGACTTTGTCTAATGGTACAGTAATATACCTTCATTCAGGCACTGAGTCCGACTTAACTACCGTACAGTTTAGAGATAGCAAGGCTCCGTACACGCTTAGAACTTACACAGCCTTTCCTATTTTAATCGAGGGATTAGAGCTTCAATCAGATGGAGCATCTCATAGACCTACTTTTACTCTTGCTAATATAGTAAGCGTATTTACGGGTATATCAGGAGACTTCAAAAACGATGACCTAGTGGGTAGAACTTTAGTTAGACGTCGAACCCTCCAGAAGCATCTACATGGAGAGTATGCTGCAGGTTCGTCAGGAACTGCACCTACTGAGTTCTCCGTAATCAAATATGTTATTGATAGAATCGCGAGTCAGAATGCTTCATCTGTTACCTTTGAAGTAACAGCGCCCTATGATTTACAAAACATAACACTTCCCAGAAGAGAAGTTGTAGGGAAATACTGCTCATGGGTCTACCAAGGAGCAGAAGACCTTAGAGGAGGTTGCTCTTTTAGATCGGGCAGTGAGGTAATTGTAGACCTAAACTTGAACTCAGGAACGACTACATCTCATCGAGCTTTTTTCGATGTAAATGATGTTCCTTTAGTTGCTAAGTCGTGGGCTATTCAGTCTTCGAACGCCCCTGCTTGGGCAGCAGGCCAGCGCTACGGGTTTCGAGGTATCATTGAAATTGGTACGCCCAATGTAAATTCTGATGTTCCTCACTATGTAGTTAATGGAGGCAAGTACTGGCAGGTACAGGTAACCCATACTGCAACCGCACCTAAAGAGCCAAGTACTACAAGCGACAAGCAATTATGGAAAGAGGTGCGTCTTTACGAAGACCATGATGCTACAGATAAGGACTACTCTTTAGGAGACTTAGTAATACATAGCAATGCAATATATGAATGCTACCTAGGACATAACTCCTCTACGAGTGTTGCAGGGACCATTCTACCTACTAACAAGACTTTTTGGGTTAGGATTGATTTATGCGGAAAGACACTTAATTCTTGTCAATGTAGATTTGGTTTCACACCGACTTCTTCTCTTACAAATAATAATCCTCCTACTTTTATGAAGAGAAACTTCGTTTTACCTTTTGGAGGGTTCCCAGGAACTCAGAAATTCTAATATGATACAATTTTTAGAGGAGATAGAGGCCCATTTTGAAAAGTGGTACCCTAAAGAAGGTTGCGGAGTATTAGGAGTAGCTAAGGGTGAGTTAAAATGGTTTCCTTGCGATAACGTAGCAACAGGTACGGAAGACTTTATAATAGACTCTCAGCAATACTTAAAAATATCAAGAAGCTGCGATATTGTAGCTGTAGTTCATAGTCACCCAGATGCCAGCAATGAGGCTAGTATTTCGGATATAAACTATTGCAATGCTACGAAGATACCTTATCACATTTTCAGTTATCCGGACATGAAGTTAAATACAATAAAACCCCAGACCTTGTCAAAGCCTTTGTATGGTAGAGATTATGAGTTTGGAGTCTCGGACTGTTTAGATGCAGGAATAGATTACTATAAAGCCGAGGGGATTGACTTACCAAAAAGAATACCATTTGAAGACGACTGGTGGGAAAAAGGAATAGACTATTTCACAGAAGAGTATATTAGTACTTGGGGTTTCAAGAAAGTTGAAGGTAATATGCAAAAAGGGGACTTACTTATTTTTGCAATCAGATCCACACTAGGTAATCATTGTGGAATATATTTAGGTGATGATTTACTATATCATCATGCACAAAACAGAATATCTTGCAGAGAGAGTATCTACCCTTTCTGGAAAAAACATATAATTGGAGTATATCGTTATGCGTCGTAAAGTTACTTTAGCCGGAGAGCTAAAAGAAAAGTTTGGGGAAGTGTTTTATGTAAACGCAGACTCTTATCAAGACATATTAAAGTGCATAAATGCAAACAGGCCCGAGTTTAAAAAGTACGTATTAGACTGCGTAGATAAAAATGTAGGCTTTACAATAGATATGGCAGATAAATCAGTAGAGTCTGAAGAAGGCTTGCTAGTTCCTTTGCAAGAAGGAGATGTCACCATCACTTCTATACCCGCAGGTTCAAAAACCGGCGTAGGTAAAATCTTAGCGGCAATCGCTATAGCATATCTTGTAATTGTTACAGCCGGATCCGCGGCAATTGCCGCAGGAGAGGCGGCAGCAGGAGCAAGTGCCTGGTCCGCAGGTTTGTCAGCAAGCTTTTCAGGTATGCAGACAATGGCTATGGGCTTAGCCGTTAGTTTAGCTACTGCGGGGATGCAGCAGGTATTGGCACCAGACCCCGCTGTAGACGAAGAGATTACCGATTATATATATCAAGGAACTCAACAGCTAGTGGTCGAGGGAGACCCTATTCCCGTACTATACGGAGAATTAAGGGTGCCAGGCAGACCGGTAGCTTTCAATCTATCTCAAGGAGAATTTATGAACAATAACGTAATAATTGACAGAAACAATAATCTAGATATAGTAGATTCAGAAAAATATAGGGAGTACGCGTAATGCCCGGAGCAGGAGGAGGAGGAGGAGGAGCTGGAGCCACTAACGCAGTGCCATTCTCAAAACAGAGTGTAGTTATAACAGATTTGATCTGTGAAGGGCCTATTAGAGGTCTGGTAGGGGCTGAGTCGGGTGTTTATCTTAATGATGCCATGTCAGTACCTCCAGAAGAGTCGGGGCTGTATTCCATTGACGGAACTATGACTGTATCAACAACAAATGGATCTACTTCAGTTACTATAAATAATGCTCCTGCGGGTCTCACTCGTGAGATAGCGGAGGATATTGAAGCCGATGCTATAACACCCACAACCGCTAAGAGATGGCTAACCGTGCAGAACTTTACAGGTCCTATTGCGGTTACTGTTCTCGGGTCTGAGGTCTCTGGTAGAGCGAGAGTAGGGGATCGAAGCATGAGACAGCTTGCCGTTGTAGGCGGAGCGAACTCCTTAACAGCCGCTATGATGTCCGACAGGTCTGCTTTAGGCAGCGACTTAGCTACGTATGTGCCGGCTCATATTATACCAGACAGCGACTCTCTATATGATATAGGTAGAGAGCCTATTGCTGGGTTTCTGAGTTACACGGCTAGTTCTGGTTCGGGTTCTGTAAATAAGTGTCTATTTCAGCCGGGCTCCAATCTCAGAAATTCCGGTTTTACTATACGCAATGGCTCTTATAAACTTTTTGTAGATAAAATTGCAGAAATTACAGCTATTGACGGTAACACGCTTACTCTAAAAAATGCGTGGTCAGGTAACCCTACGAGTAGCGCGACGCCCTACTCTTTTAACCTTTCAGGGACCTTCTACAATGGGAATATTACACAGCTAAATAACTATTTGAATAATTACCCCGGTGTTCAAACACAATTTAGAACGGGCCGAGAAGTACAGCACCCTTTCTCAGGGGAGGCAGGGCCTGGTACTGTCGGTGTATCAAATGTACCGAGTGCAGGCGGTAGCATTGAGCAAAGCAACGACTTCGGAGGCTCAGAAGCTCCTAAAACACTAGTAGGCTCTTCTGATACGGGTTTCAACCTTACTGCATCTCAAATCAGAAACGTTAGTGAGGTAAGGATTTTCTTTAAATATCCCGCGCTTTATAAGATAGATGATGAAGGCAAGGAAAGCGAGAACCTTGCTCAGTATAAGGTAACATTAGCCCTTCAGGAAGATGGATCTAGTAGCTTTTCTCCCGCTTTTGTCCTACACGATAACCTAACGCATGGTGGCCAGTTCAAAAGTTCAGTATCTTGGGCAGTAACTGTTGATATGGAAAGGTATGGTCCTATCGCAGATTTTAAGTTTGTAATTAGTAGGAAGACTCCACACGACGGAGACGCTGTAAATAGGAAGGGCGATGTTATTGAAGAGACGACTAATATATCTAGCACGTCTATTTCGCAAACTGTGGCAATACTTAAGCAGAACTTATCTCACCCATATGCTGCAATGGCTAAAGTTGGTTTTAATAGTAAGCAGTTTAATAGTACACCAAAGCGATCTTACCATCTGCAAGGCCTGATGGTAAGAGTGCCTTCAAATTATGTAACAAGAGAAGAGAGCCTTACGGGACACGCTACTTATAATAGAGATAGCAATGGCGTGGTGCAGAGCACTTACCAAGATTGGGACGGTAGTTTCAGAGATACTTTAGTGTATACAAATAACCCTGCCTGGATCTTTTTTGATATTATGGTAAACAATAGATATGGACTAGGAGACTTCCTCTCTTCTTCCGATATTGACATATATCAACTGTATAAAATAGCACGATACTGTGACGAACTCGTAGATGACGGTTCCGGCAACGATACAAAAGAGCCTAGATTTACTAGCAACATCTTTCTGACTAAGAAAACAGATTCTTTTAAAATATTAAAAGATATGCTATCTACTTTTAGATCTATATTATACTTTATTGACGGACAAGTTACTGCTGTACAAGATGCGCCCTCCGGCCCAATATATAACTTCTCTAAAGCTAATGTTATTGATGGGACTTTTGAGTACGAAGGTACAGGTGGTAAAACACGCGTTAACCAAGTAGTAGTGACATGGAACAACCCAGATATTAACTACAAGCCAGAGCCTCTGCTTATAGAGGATAGAGATAATATTTTAGAAACTGGAAAAATTATTAGCCAAGACGCAGTGGCGTTTGGGTGTACCAGCTTTGGACAAGCTCTTCGCTACGGTAGATGGAAACTCTGGACTGCTGCAAACCAAACAGAGATTGTTAAATTTGCTACAGGATTAAACGGCTCCTTCCTAAAGCCTGGTGATATTGTGAACGTACAGGACGCAGATAAATCCGGATTTAGACACGGAGGTAGGATTTCAGGCAACTTAGAAGCGGGTTTGTCTGTTTCAGCTAGTTATGCCGCAGGAGGTATCGCTACTAGTGCTAGCGGTTTTACTAATGCACACCGCGCACAGAATGTTGTAATGGCAGGAGAAGTTATCTTACCTACTACCTTCTCTGAGGACCAATGTCTAATGGAATATGGAGGCACCGGAACAGGGATGTACGTAGGTATTAGAGATATCGGAGGGGTAGATAATTTTGTATTCCGCGCAGGCAACGGAACAGCTACCGAAACCAGTACTGCCTGTGTACTCGGAGAAATACCTGTTAGCCAAATTCCTGAGTTTGATGGTCGCGCCCATACTGTAGCGTGGGAGATGCAACCTGCTGCAGGACAAGCAAGATTGTGGATTGACGGCAAGAACTATTTTGATCTAGTTACAACAGACGGCTCAGCCATGCAAGGAAGCACTTGGTCGGGTAGTAATCTTGGTGGTTGGGGTATCGGTCAAAGCGCTAGTGCAGGGAGCTATGCACTTACTGCATGGTCGGGCAGTATTATATCTGCCTTACGTGTTTATACTAACCAGATTGTGCCTCTTTCTAAGACTACTATACCTCTCGATTCGCCCGTAGCACTATTAGCTACCTCCAGCTACGATCTTAGTGTAATGTTTATCGACGAAGCTGCAACATTGGCCCAAGACTCCGCAACTATTGACTCAGTGAACTATGTGCGCGGTGATTTAATCCCGCAGGCGTTTATTGATAGTAATGGTGATGGTACTTATACTTTGCAGGATATAAGCACAAAAGCTTTCTCCACAAACGCAAAAGCTGCAGCTAGTTCGACAGATGCCCTGCTTCTTGATTTTTCAGAGAATCATCGAGTAGAGACAAGAACTGTATCGACCAGTGCAGGTACTGATATATCACAGCTTTCTGTAGGTACCGCTTTCTCTAGTCTACCTAGCAAGTCTCATATATGGGTACTAAAAGAAACCGCCAATAGTGGTGCGGTTACCGATGCTGCAGCGCTGCCTTATAAAATCCTATCTATAGTGGAAGAGGACGATTCAAGCTATGGGCTAATAGGAGTTCGACACTATGATGAAAAGTTCTCTGCTATTGAGGGTGTTTTCACTACTTATGTGGAGGACACTATTGCTCCAAGACTTTTGCCTACAGATACTGTTCCTACAGTTCAGAGCGTAACTGTTACAGAACTTCCAAACCCTTCCATAAGCGGAAATGAGTTTATACTTGAGTGGGAAGCCCCGGCAAGTCAGGGAACTCTTTCTGATATTGAAGAATCTAATATTGACCAGAGCGCGCTAGAGGGAGGAGCCCTTACTACATACGAACATTTAGAGGAATATGAAATAACTCACAATATTGAAGAAATCGAATCCCCTATCTTAGTACCTAAAACAGATACGTATTATAAGTTTGAGGGGATTGAAAACGGTTTTTACACTTTTGGGGTAAAAGCTGTAAGTGTGATAGGAAGCAAATCCAGGGTCAAGCAAACAGTGGCCGAGTTTGAAGATGTCTACGGGCAAAACGTAAAAAGAGTTGCTTTAGGCATGGCCACTGGAGGTACCTCAGACACTAGTATGTTTACAGACGAGGCAGGTCTTTTTCAATTTGAAAAAAGCAGCTATAAAGTCAAGTCGGACGGCAACGGAAGACTGCAAGAGAATACTTCTACTACTGCTACTGCTTGGTCACAGGACTGTTCGGATATGCCAGCCATCTCGTACACTCCTAGCACTAGTAACATCTTTGAGTCTGATCTGTTCTATATTATGTTAGACTATAGTGATGCTACTGATAAGGTTAAGCTTGTTAAGCTTCATCGCGAAGCTTATGGAGAAGACTATTGGTATGATGCCGGGACCGGCAATGCAACAAACAGATTTAGTGCCCAGAAAACTGGTAGTATATCGAAAGCCGCAAATAGCAACCTGATAAAAGGCAGCGGAACCGCTTTTACTACAGAATTCAAGATAGGTGATATTCTAGCTGCGGGCACAGGAGACAGCCCTACGGTACTAGGAAGAATTACTCATATTAGGGACAATACAACTTTATACCTAAATAAAGATGGTAACTATACAGTAACTTCCTCCCACATTAGGGCCAGTAATCTTGACGTGGATTTTATAAATGATGTTGTTGTTGGTAGTATCTATAAGACAGGATCTTCTTTTATATTTAATGCCTACACCTCGCTAGCTACAGCAACCCCCACACTAGTAGAGTCAGACGACAGTACCTTAGCATACTACTGGCCCTCTAATAGTGTTAATGGTGATTATATAACAGAAACTGTTGCAGCAGTGCACGGAGAAGCCATTGGAACAGCTCCTACTGTTTCTACACAATCTCCTGCTGGTAACAGCCTTGTAAACGATGATGGCATGTTACTTTTGTCAGACTCACAAGCTGATGCACTTGAGTCCGGAGGCTTCTCTGCTAGTTATTGGTTTAAGTCCACTTCTAGTAGCGGCAGTGGTAATGCTAGACTACTTACTCGAGATAATAACAACCATTGGGCTATGTACATGGGCCAGAACGAAGCAGCTGATGGTGTTCAAGATCTGAAGCTCCAAGCTACAGGTACTGGAGCAGCAGTAGTTAAGACTAATGCAATAACGTTAAATCAATGGCACCATGCAGGTATTGTATATGATGGAACTAATTTCAAGTTCTTCTTAGACGGTGAAGAGATATTTAATAAAACAGGGTATACGCCCCTTACAGATAATGCTCGTCCTATTGTTTTTGGTGTAAATACAGAGGCATCACCGCAGACACAAAATAAATTTGTAGGTCAGTTTACTGAGATTAAGTTTTTTGATGATCCAATTTCAAATGCACAAATGCGTAATCTCTACAGGCTCCCTGGGTCTACAGTGGCTGGAACTTCTGATATGCCTATTCAGTTAGGAGGAGAAAATGGCAGCGTTTTAAAAGTTACTTCAGACGGGCTGTCTCTTGGTAATACTACTTTCGCAAGTGCGCCTTTCCGAGTAGATATGGCGGGTAACCTAACTGCTACGTCTGGTACTTTCTCCGGTAGTATTACAGGTGCTACAGGTACTTTCGCAGGTGAGTTGACAGCAGGCTCTCTTACTGTAGATAAGCTGTCAGGTGATTTTAACGAAGAATATGCTACACAGTTTAGAAGTGTTCAGACAGGAGATCACACGCTTGCTTCTACACTCGGTACTTATTCCACTATTCAAGAGTTTAGCATTCCTGCACCGGAAGGCGTGGCGAAGGCTGTTAAAGTTAGTGGAACTTTATCTACAAAAGCGTTTAATGGCACAGGAAGTACTCAAAGCACAGAGTATTCTATACACTTGGAAATGAAAGCAAAAGGTACCGCAGCCACTAACCTGGGAACAGCAGCTGCAGATGCAGTATCAGCAGGTCTCTCTGCAGAAACTGTCTATATCTCAGGAAACAAGCTAAAAGAGTTTGGCTCTGCGGGCAGTGTTAGCGCGGCAGCTGATGGAAGTAGTGGACAAGGTGATGTAATTGGAGTATATTATGATGCCCCAAACAATAGAACATATATCGAGTACCTAGATGCAAGTCTTAGTTTTGACTCGGGAGACACGGTTCATTACAGTGCAGAAAACTTTACTTCGGCCAGCGGATTTGTTCAAATTCAATCAGGTTTTGATGACGCTACTGATAGACATAGTGTTATTGCGTTACCAAACAATGAAACTTTCTATGATAAGACTTATCTATCTGCCTCGCTCCCAAAGACATCAACTGCAACGGAGTTTAGGCTTCGAGTCAGAAATAGAAAAGTACTACCGACTAATTTAAACGTAACATTCCCAACAGGGGCATTCAAATTGGAGCATACAGTATAATGATAAAAATAGGATATACAACATCAGAAGGTGTAGACACAATTCATTCAACAGTATCAGTCGGAGGACAACCTGCGGCTGATACTGCTATTCTGGCGCTTCAACAAAGTAAAGCGACACAAGATGACATACTTTACTTTTTTCTAGCATACGAACACGAGGGTGTAAATGTACAATACTTATGGTTAGACCCGCTCTAACCATACCACCTAAAAAATAAAACTTGACATAGAATGTCAACTTAGTTATAATTCTGTAATGGAGGAAATCATATGAGCGCAGCACGCTATAACCTAATCATCGACCAAGGGACCGACTTTGCCCTGGAATTCATCGTAAAGGAGTCAGGAACAGCTAAGAGTCTTTCCGGTGATACTGCGCGAGCGCAACTTAGACCGACTAAAGACTCTTCCACACTTACGGAAACTTTCACTTGCCTCGTAGAAGATGGCAGTGTTACAGGAAAAATCACAGCTAAGTTATCAAATACTGAGACCTCTGCAATTGCAGCAGGGCGGTATTATTATGACTTGGAACTTGTAGATTCAGGTATCGTAACTCGCCTTCTCGAAGGTACTGTTACTGTTACGCAGGAGGTCACTCGTTAATGTCAAAGATTACTTTAGAAATTACAGAAGTTGTTAATGGGGTAAGTATTACAGAAACTCCTATCACCCTCGTAGGTGATACCCTTTCTGCTGCTGCCTCTACCACTGCGACAGGTGTAACTTTTACTCCTGCAGGAGGCATTGCTGCTACTAATGTACAGACTGCTCTTGCAGAACTTGACTCTGAGAAAGTTTCTATTGCTGGCGGAGCAACGGCTGTAACCTTTGATGCTACTGGAGGCATTGCCGCTACAAATGTACAGGCTGCCATTGCAGAACTTGACACTGAAAAACTGTCTCTGTCTGGCGGAACGATGGACGGGGACTTTACTCTATCAGGTACTGACGTATCAAAAACTATACGATTTGACCAAAGTGAGAACCTACTAAAAGTTGCCGACGGTGTTACCCTTGGTTTCGGTTTTGGTAATTCACTACCTGACACTGATTTGGAAATCTTCCATGTCAGTAATCAAAGCTATATTCGAGATACAGGTGCAGGCACTCTCTTTATCCAGACGGATGGCCCAAGTATTACGCTTGGTGGTACTACTAATAATAATATAGTATCTGGTGAGTTTATACCAGGTGCTGAAGCTACTCTCTATCATGACTCAAACGCTAAGATTACTACTACTGCGAATGGTGTTGACGTAACTGGACTGGTCGAGTTTGACTCCCTATCTGGTACTGGTGCTGTAGCAATTACAGATATTCTTGATGAAGACAATATGGCTTCAAACTCCGCCACCGCTCTTGCCACTCAGCAGAGTATCAAGGCGTATGTTGATGCACAACAAGACACTGTTGATACCTTCGCAGAGATACTAGCTCTTGGTAATACTACTGGCGGCACAGATCTTTCTGTATCAACAGATGACAAAGTACAGTTTCGTGATACAGCAATCTACATTAACTCTAGTACTGATGGACAGCTAGACATTGTTGCAGACACAGAAATTCAACTAGCGGCAACTACTGTTGATCTTAATGGCGTTTTAGATGTGTCAGGCAACATAGTAGTCGGAGGAACCGTTGACGGACGAGATATAGCTAGCGACGGTACAAAACTAGACGGTATCGAAGCCAGTGCAACAGCAGACCAGTCAAATGCAGAGATCAGAGCAGCTGTTGAGGCCGCTACAGACTCAAATGTATTTACAGATGCTGACCATACAAAACTAGACGGTATCGAAGCCAGTGCAACAGCAGACCAGTCAAATGCAGAGATCAGAACAGCTGTTGAGGCCGCTACAGACTCAAATGTATTTACAGATGCTGACCATACTAAACTAGACGGTATCGAAGCCAGT